ACACACAGAACCGCACTAATCGTAAGACAGGCGAAGTGGTAGAAACCACCATGACGAAACATGGCAATCCGCTTATCAATGTTGCTGCATGGCGTGAAAAGAACCGCCAGCAGGCAATCAAATGCCGCTACATCAAACCATAACTTGATTTTGCAAGTTAAGAAGGATCTGAGCATGTTTGATTTCAAGGTTTCTACCCATACCCGTTACGACGATGCCTGTCGCAAATTCGCGTTAGCTCACAACATGGAAGACGTCGCTAAGCAGTCCGGCATGCGTGCGCAAACGCTGCGTAATAAGTTGAATCCAGACCAGCCACATCAACTTACCGTCTTAGAGGTTTTAGCCCTTACCGATGTCACTGAGGATGCAACGTTAGTTGATGGCCTGCTGGCGCAAATCCAGTGCCTCCCCTGTGTGCCGGTAAACGAAGTCGCTGATGAAAAATTTCCTCTGTATGTCATGAAAGCTACTGCAGAAGTCGGCCAGTTGGCAGCAGGTGCGATTTCTACAGCACCAATGACCGCCAGCAGCAAACACGGCCTTTTGCAAAACGTTAATAGCGGTATTCGCTGCTTAACCTTGGCCGCAATGGCAGTACAGGCGCGTATTCAGGCTAATCCGGCTTTATCCTCAACTGTCGATGCTATCAGCGGCATTGGTGCATCATTTGGTATGAGTTGAGGGGGAATCATGATCTCATTGGCAGCAAGACTCACACGCCAAAGCCCATCCATGTCATACGGGCACGGCTGGATCATGGGAGAAAACGGTAAGCGCTGGAATCCAGCAACGTCGTTAGCTTCAGAAGTAAAAGTACAAGCATTACCTAAAAGGGGCAAATCATGGCTATCGAAGGCGATTCCATGTTGGTCGAACTGACAGCCGGTCAACGTGTTGCCGCGCTGAATCATGTTGCACTGCTTCGTGCGCAACTGATGGGCGGTAATTGCGAAAAAGATGTGGCCCGTTTTATTGCTGAAATGCGCGATGTGACTGACAACAATTATCAGGATAACAAGCGAGCGTTAAGCGCTATTTTTTTCCTGGCGAATATCGGCAAAGACCGGCACTCAGCCAATTTTACTGATCTCACTAACGAAGAAAGAAACGCACTGATTCGCGCAATGAACCACCTGAAAGTCGTTGTGAGTTTTTTCCCCAAACATATGACTCTTTCGAACTAAATAACCCAAAGCGATTTATTGGCGTAAACCCGCCGGGATTCGCTTTGCCTGAATACAAGGAAATCACATGCTGAATAAATTACCTCGTACCACTAAGCCTGATTCTTATATCGAACTCGATATGATGCTGAATGATGCGCGTCGCGAAGAGCGTCTTGCTCGTGCAGAACTTATGGCCTCACGCCTCAATGTATTGGCATGGAAAATCCGTAGTGATGGAATGACACACATCGAAGCAGCCGAGCTGCTTAATCAGGAAGCGGAAAAAATCCATGCTCAGATTGAGGAGGCGCATTAATGGCTGACTCAATGGACATCGTACAGCAGCGCACCGACGAAATGCTGGCTCGCAACATTGCGAATATCGTCAATCGCGCGCCTGCTGTAAGCGCCTCATTTTGTGAAGACTGTGATTCCCCAATTCCTGAAAAGCGCCGGCGCGCATATCTGGGTGTAACTCGCTGCGTTTCCTGCCAGGAAATTGAGGAACATCGCAGTAAACACCGGCAGGGTAATTCCTGATGCATGAGGAATTTGCTTACCCGTGGAATGCTCCACGGGAAGCCATCGCCAGCCCCTATCCCACCTATGAGGAAATGCACAGCCGCAGTCAGATGATTGCGGCTTTAGTGCGTGCGCAGGAGTTGCTCGTTATGCAGCCTGCTCTGATACAACTCGACGTTAAACGCCGCATCAGCGATCTGGAAAAGACGCAGGGAACAGCCCGCGCCAATGCGTACTTAGTAAAGACATTTGTTGAGCGCACATTGCCACGAGTTGAAACCGTTAACGCTCAATATCGTGTCGGCGTAATGAAGGGGAGCACATTGAATTTACTCGGCGGTAACGCCACTGAGCGTGACAATACGGCTATAGCAGGTGGTCAGCTTTTCAATCTGATGCGCCGCTTCAACCGACTGCCTGACATGGCGCGCGCCGACGTCGATCTACTGGCCGGGGATGTTGCTAATTTCATCCTCGCCGAGCTGGTACAGGCACACGCGCGGGCCAGCGACGAGTCAGATTACAAATACACGCACCGTGTTTACATGACCGCCGCCACCATCACCCGCGAGCTGAGCCAGACGCCTCCACTGTGGGAAAAGGTCACATCGCGCCTTTTTGACCCGGAGGAAGTTACTCCGGCAATCCTGCGTATGCAGACGGAAAAGTGGTGGAAAGGCAGGCTGCGTCGTGTCGCCGCATCATGGCGTGAACATCTCCAAATCGCACTGGCAAACGTCAGCAAAAAGCATACCCCCTATGCCAGCAGCATGACCGTATCTGAGTGGCGTGAGCAGAAGCGCCGCACCCGTGAGTTTCTGAAGGGAATGGAGCTGGAAGACGAAGAAGGCAACCGCATCAGCCTGATCGAGAAATACGACGGCAGCGTGGCCAATCCGGCGATTCGCCGCTGCGAGCTGATGACCCGCATTCGCGGCTTCGAAAACATCTGCAACGAGATGGGCTTTATCGGCGAGTTCTACACGCTGACCGCCCCCGCGCGCTATCACGCCACAATCAAAACCGGGCATCGTAACCGAAAATGGAACGGTGCCAGCCCGGCCGACACGCAGCGTTATCTCTGCAGTGTCTGGCAGAAAATTCGCGCCAAGTTGCAACGCGAAGAAATCCGCATCTTCGGAATCCGTGTTGCCGAGCCTCATCACGACGCGACCCCACACTGGCACATGCTGATGTTTATGCGCCCGGAACAGGCTGAGCGCGTGCGCGAGATTATGCGCGACTACGCCTGGCAGGAAGACGGCAACGAGCTTACGACCGACAAGGCCCGCAAGGCCCGTTTTCACGCCGAGGCTATCGACCCGGAGAAAGGCAGCGCAACGGGTTACGTTGCTAAATACATTTCCAAGAATATCGATGGCTACGCGCTGGACGGCGAGACGGACGACGAAAGCGGCAAAGACCTTAAGGAAACCGCCTCGGCCGTTTCCGCATGGGCGGCACGCTGGCATATCCGGCAATTCCAGTTTGTAGGCGGCGCGCCGGTCACGGTTTACCGAGAACTGCGCCGCATGGCTGACAGCGAAACCGCGCACGGCCTGAGCGTTGAGTTTGCCGCCGCGCATGACGCAGCCGATGCAGGAGACTGGGCTGGATATGTTAACGCGCAGGGAGGCCCGTTCGTGCGCCGCGACGAGCTGGCTGTGCGCACCTGGTATCAGGCAAGCGAAGACTTTAATGAATACGGTGAGGAAACCGTGCGCATCAAGGGCGTTTACGCAACTGAAGTTGGCGACGAAACGCCGATCTTAACCCGCCTGATGCAGTGGAAAATTGTTCCGAAACGTGCCGTTGATTTGGGTTTGGAATTTAAGGACGCGTCCGCGTCCTCTCGGAGTTCTGTCAATAACTGTACGGAGCCAGCAGACTCTGAAGCTGCTATCGATTTCTCTAAGCCCCCTACTCGCGCCGAGCGTAGAAGGATTCTTAAGCGATTAATAGAAAAGCCAGCACAGGTGCAACCTGAGCCGAACAAATATCACTATGAACTGAGTCTTTACGCAGAACGGGAGGCTTTGAAAAAGAGTTTCTTTGAGATCTCCAGGTTGACACTGTCCGACGGTGAAGCTGTCCGCATGATGAAAGGTCACAAAATCAAAGTTGGTGAGCTTTCTTACTGGAGCGGTACAAGCGGGTATCTCTTCCATAGACGTCGCAAAAATGCCGCCCCATTAAAGCGCTTCAATGCACTAGCGACAAAAAGAGGCATACAGTTGCCTGATTAATAAAACGGCAGTCGGACTAATCTGAGCCGCACGATTGTTTACGATTTTAGTTCATCATGATACTGTTTATACATACAGTATATTTTGACTAGAAGGAGTTAATCATTTGATGAACATAGATAATCTAAGTGAAACGGTTGCACGCATTCAGTTCATTGCTGACGTATCGCTGATCGCACATTGCAAAGAAGATGAATTAAAAATGGCACTGTCGATGATCAGCGACATGGCAGGGACAATCGACACAGCTATTTTCGAAGCCGCTATTTACTGCCAGGCAGAATGATTAGTTGCCCCTTCCCTACCGTTCACTAGCCACCTTTCAGGTGGCTTTTT